ACTAATGTTAAAACTTAAAGATGAGATGACACTGGAAGAGGTAGCAGATGCACTGAGAGTCCACTACTCCTCAGTATATAGATGGATAAGAAGCTATGACCTCAAGGGAGAGAGAAGAAACGTAGCAGGAGTTAATAAGTGGATGGTTACTAGAGAACAAGTATTAAATTACCTGAAAGGGTTACAATGAAGAAAAGGAAAGCTCAACTTCAGACCATCATAATGTTGGTCATGTTCTTATTAATATTAATTGGAATCGCCACCGAAGCGGTGACACTCCTACAAACACTACCAATTCTAATTGCCATTTTCCTCGGAAAGATGACTCAATTAAAGAAAATGGACAGTATCTACGTGATATCTTTGTCTGTAGTGATGTTATTAGTAAACACTGTGGTGTTTTCTTTTGCTGACATCGTTTTATGGGCAGCACTAGGATACTCATTTTGGAGGAAATAATATGTTCAAATGGTTAAAGAAACTATTCTCAATCAAATATGTCTGTCCAGTATGTGAGGACACCTTTGAAACCAGTAGGGGTAGAGATATCCATATCGGCAACAAGAAGGAAGATATGCACATAATGTACAAGCACAACAAGTTGATTAGGGAAATGAATGGCTAAGTACACTAAGAAATCTCAGACAAAAAAGAAGGTGAGGACTCATAGGATTTGCTCAGGATGCAATCGCAAGAGACTGATTAAGTTCTATGAGAAACCCACCTCTCTAAAGTGTGATGAGTGCAAACGTAAGGCTAAGAGAGTTAAGAAGCAGAGTAGCCCAGGCAGAGTAAGACAGCAAATGGACAAGACACTAAGAGAGATTATAGTTAAGAGAGACAAAAGTACTTGCCAATGGTGTATGAAGAAGCTAGAGGGAAGAAATTGTCATATGTCTCACGTCTATAGCAAGGGAGCACACCCAGAACTAAGACACGATCACTTCAATGTTAAGATTCTCTGCTATCGCTGTCATATAAAGAAGTGGCACAAAGACCCGATAATAGCCCTAGAGTGGTTTAAGGGTAAATTTCCAGACAGATACTTATATCTAACAAGAAGAATAAAGAATCAATGAACATAGCTAAAGAACTATTCTCTATCAGTACAGAGGCGGTAAAAGGGAACACAGACCCACATAGAGCAGTAGAGTTACTTCAGAAACTATCAGCGTTAATAGGTATGGCAACAGATGAATGGATAGAAGCGGAGATGGGCTACAATAGGCTATACAAGGGCTTAACCAATGATTATGAGAAGATCTCAGAGGCTAGAGCAAACGCAAAAGCAACAGAAGAATATAAACAGAAACTATTAAAAGAATCACAAATAGACAGCATTAACAGACTAATAGACTCAATGAAGTACTTAATAAAACTAAAGATGAACGAGTATCAGGGTAGTAGGTATCAGACTTAAAGGAGCATAATGGGAGAAATGATTAAATGGCTAATAATAGCTCTACTAACTTCAATAGCTATACTATGGCTTGATGCTATGTTAAGAGGAGGGGTAACTCCCTGGTAAAAGAAAGATAAATAACATTATGAAAGAAGCTATTACTAACCAAACGGAGGAGGAGTAGATGATTTTTAACTTTTTAACAGAAACGGCATTTAGTTTACTAATGTTGGTAGGAGTTCTATTATTAATCTATTTTATTATATTAACTATTTTGATGATTAAAGATTTGTTTAACTAAAAGGAGGGTGAGATGAAAGATAAAATAAGAGCCTATTTTCAATCTTTTCAAGATACAACAATAACTTGGGGTAAAGGTAATGATAATAAAGTTAGTAACTCAGCTGTAGCGATTGGACTAATATTTTTTCCAATATCAATAGCGGGTTGGGTAATAAGTATGATTTTAAGCCTTATTGCGAGGTGGCTTGAGAAAGACTAAAAGGAATCTATGAGTAATGAGTATAAGGGGGAAGAATGACATCAGCAGAAACTATAAACAAAGAATACGCTAGACTAGAAGAAGAACTAGGAGAAAATAACCCTGAGATAATCTCAGCATTAGTGGAAGTGTATGGAGCTGAATCAGTTAGTCAGTGGATGATGAGTAAGTCAGCAGGACTACTAGATAAGCCAAATAAACAAGAATACGGACTTAGTTGGGATTAATGATTTATCTAATTATATTAGGAGCAATACTATGCTACCTAGCTGAGAGGAAGAAGTGAAACTGAAAAAACTTAACCCTAAACAAGTTAGACAAGGATACGATAAAGGATATGTAGACGGATACAATGCAGCAATAGACGATCTAGATGAAGAAAGATTACCAAGAGAATTACCTCAAGTAGATCCACTCCCCCGCCCCTCTTTAGACCTAAAAGAGAGTAGAGGATAGGTAAAAACGCAAGAATAATAAGGGAATCATGCAAGAATAAAGTATGGTATATTAAGAAGTATGACGGATAAGAAAACCCCAGCAGAGAAAAAGAAGGGGGAGCAGCTATCTAATATGTCTATTAGAGAAGCACTAAGACCCCACGCTATTAGAGCAGTTGAAAGATTGGTTGAATTAATGGAATCAACTAATGACAACGTAGCTCTAGGAGCATCTAAAGAAGTAATCGGCAGATTTATCCCCACACTCAAATCAACGGAAATAACAGGTAAAGACGGAGAGAAAATTCCCTTTACCATTATCCTCAAAAAATGAATGAAGCAGAACTATCCACATGGCAGGATGAAGTATGGAAAGACGATCACCGCTACAAGGTAATTAACTGTGGTAGGCGGGCTGGCAAGAGTTTTCTTACAGCAGCAAAGATGGTGGACTACTGCTCTAACAATGACAACTCAATCGTATGGTACATAGCTCCAAACTATAGACAAGCCAAACAAATCATGTGGCAGATGGTAGTAGATTTTATCCCCGAATGGTGTGTTAAGAAGAAAAATGAGACAGAGCTAATCATCTGGTTTACTAATGGATCTAAACTATTATTAAAAGGTGCAGAGAATCCAGACTCACTAAGAGGTGTACGCATTGATCTAGCAGTATTTGATGAAGTTGCCTTTATCAGCAAGTGGGATGAGGTATGGAAAGTAATAAGACCTACGCTAATGGATAGCAAGGCAGACGTTTGGTTTATCTCAACACCCAATGGATTTAATCATTTTAAGAGATTATATGAGAAGGTAGACGACGACTGGGCATCTTTCCACTTCACTACCTACGACAACCCCCACATCCCCAGAGAAGAAATAGAATCATCTAAAGAAGAGATGGATGACGACTCATTTGCTCAAGAGATCATGGGTGAGTTTAAGAAGATGAGCGGGCTTGTTTATAAAGACTTCAGACGTATCACTCACATGGTACAGATTCCTGATTTAGAGGGATTCACCTTCACTAGAGCTATTGACTTCGGGTTTAACCACAAGACCGCATTGGGGTACTTTGCCATCAATTCCACAGGTACAGAGATATATATGTACGATGGCATCTATGAGTCTGGGCTAACAATGAAAGATATTGCTTCGGCAGTTAAGATTAAAGACGCAGGCAAGATAATCAACAACCCTATTGCCGACTCAGCACAACCACTCTACTTAGAAGAGCTTTCACGTGAAAACGTACACTTCAATCCAGTAGTTAAGGGACCAGACAGCGTTCAGGCTGGTATTACTAAATTAGCTGAACTCCTAAAGATAAGACAGGATACTGGTAAGCCAACACTGATGTTTAACAAGAACCTACCTTGGATAGCTGATGAAATGGAGAAGTACCGATGGATGGAAAACAAGACACAAGGCATTATTAAGAATACCCCTCTCAAGAGAGAAGATGATGCAGTAGATATGTGCAGATATTTTGCTATGAATTATATGGGTGGAGAGAAAAGAGAGTACAGACAACCTAGCCGACCACGCTTGACATACGGCAGGCGTAGGTGATATTTTAATATAAACAGCGGAGCCGTCACCCAAAGAGGTGATATGGCAAACAAAACCAAAGCAAAGTCCAACGAGACTTTAGCACAAGACATAGTAAATAAATTCAATCATTCCCTGACATGGCGAAACCCCTTCAAAGAGAAGTGGGATCGTTTTTATAAAATGTACCGATCATACTTAGATGACACGGCTTATCCTTGGCAATCTAACGTATGGGTACCTTACTCATTTTCAACAATAGAAACTCTAGCTCCAAGAATGGTAGCCCGCAGACCACAAATAGATGTGATGCCTCGTGAAGCTGCTGATGAGGAGTACGCAGATATTCAATCTAAGTTGATTGATTTTGAATGGGAAGCGATGAAGGCTGACGACATCATTGAAGATGCCGTTAAGTCTCAATTAATGTATGGAACCGCAATACTTAAAATGTTTTGGAAAACAGAGAAGGCTGATGTAGTAAAGAAGGAACAAGTAGACGAAACCTTCCCTGAGCTTGGAACTGTAGAGGAAGAAGTAGAGACAACCATCTTTGATGGTCCTACTATGGAATTGGTAGATCTATACGACTTCTTCTGGGATCCAAGGGCTATTGATATGGAATCAGCTCGTTGGGTAGCTCATAGAATGTACCGAACATTTGAACACTTAGAGCAATTACAAAAAGAAGGAGTTTACAAGAACGTCAAGCTCTTAGAAGAAGCAACCATGTTAAGTGCAGATGATGAGAAGTCTGCAAGGCGTGGAACTCTGGGAGTTGCTATGCCAGATGAACTAGATCAAAAAAATGAAGGTAAGAGGATGATTGAGTTGATTGAGTACTGGGAGGATGACAGAGTAGTCACAGTTGCCAATAGAAATATTGTCATTCGTGATGAAGCCAATCCATACAGACATGGAAAGAAGCCATTTGTGAGATTAATAGACCAATCAGTGCCTCACGAGTTCCTTGGAATTGGAGAGCTAGAACCTATTGAAACACTACAGTATGAGCTTAATGACCGACGTAATCAGAGAATGGATAACGTAACCTTAGTCCTAAACAGGATGTGGAAGGTTAAAAATGGTGCAAACGTAGATGAGGATGAGTTAGTATCTGACGCAGGTGGAGTAGTACACACTGATGATATGAACGGTATTGAAGACCTTAGCATGCCTGATGTTACCTCATCTAGTTATAACGAAGAGACATTAATTAAAGGTGACATCCAACAAACCACAGGAGTCTCTGACTTCACTCGTGGAATTGGTTCCGAGTCACTAGGTAATGATACCGCTACAGGCATCTCACTTATTCAAGAGGCTGGTAACGCTAGGTTTAGATTAAAGATCCGTAACTTAGAGTCTGCCATTGAAGAGATGGGAAGAATGATGGTGTCTCTTAACGAACAGTTCTTATCGGAAGAGAAGGTAATCCGCATCATGGGAGACGATGGTCTTGAATGGGTAGCTGTCAGACCAGATGACATGAGAGGAAACTTTGATGTAATGGTACAAAGTGGCTCCACTTTACCTAGTAATGAAGCTGTAGAACGCAAACAAATAATGGAGATGTTCCAGATATTTGCAGGTGACCCAGAAGTTAATCAACGAGAGCTTAAAAAGAGGGTGTTAGAAACCTTTGGAGTTAAGAATCTTGATAAACTTTTAACACCTGTAGCTGGAGTAGGACCAGAAGGACTACCTTTTCCAAATGAGCCTCAAGCTGGTGCTCCAGCCCCAGGACAATTAGATCAACAAGGGATATTACAAAGTGCATTAGCTCCTGAGAGGGTTTAATGAAGACAAAACAAGAAGTTCGTGAGGGCAAGACCCGCATGATAAATCAAGGCAAATTAATTGCCGAACTAAAAGAACACAAAGGCTATGAGCTCCTAGAGAGCAGATTAGTTAAACTTTGTGAGGATGCTAAGGAAAGTATCTTAGCTTCTGAGTCCTTTGAGGACTTCCGCTATAGACGGGGGTACTTAGACGGACTTAATGCTCTTATGCAGGAGACTGACACGATCATCTCCAAAGGCAAGAAACAAGAGCAGCTAATTAACAAGTAAATAGTTGTAGGTTACACGCAGCAAAGCAGCTCTCTTTCATTATTGACTGTTCCGTCTGTTCTTATTAAACCGCAAAGCAGTTGCTTTGTTGCCTGTAGCTTACAACAGTTAAAGGAGATCTATGTCAGATCCAAAAACCGACGCAGCCTCCAGCAACGTACCAGGTGCAGATGAGCAAACCTCAAATACACCTGAGTTACTGAAACTGGAACAAGCTATTGAAGCTGAGGCTGGAACGGCAGAGTCACCCGAAACTTCTTCCAAAGAGAACCAGGAAACTGATGCCCCTTACGGAAAAGCATTTCAGGACTTGGCTGAGAAGAAAGGATTCAAAGATGTTGATGATTTGGTGAAAGCCTATCAAAACGCTGAGAGTTCTTCTACTCGTATATCACAGGAGATTAAGGACCTCCGCACAGAGATAAAGCAGTCAAATGCTCCTCAAGCGGATGATCCATACAGCGACTTACCGCCAGAGCAAAAGCAAGCCCTTGAACTCTTGCGTAGCGTTGTACAAGACGAGATTGGTAAATCCATCTCGCCATTAAAGGAAGATTTTGAAGTCAAGCAGGCTTCTTTGAAACTACAGGAGGTCAGAGATGCCTTCCCAGGTGTTTCAGATTACCAGCTTGATGAAGCCATAACTCAAACAGAGAAAGTTCCAGGCTTAACCCTAGAACAGGCTGTCAAAATCATAACCTATGATGATGCTCGTAGTGACGGAACTACTCAAAGGAAGAGAGCTGCAAAGACTCAGCAGAAGAAAAGGGCATACGTTGAGTCTGGTAAAACATCTAAGACCGGTGGAGACCTTGATTACTCAAAACTCTCATTGGAAGAGCTAGAGAAGATTCTCCCCGCATCGGGTCAATTTATTGATTCGGGTGGTGTTTTACGAAACAAGTAATAACTAATACCATAGGAGAAAAAACATGGCATTAACAACCAGTGGTACACTCTCCAGTGTGGTGGCTGCTTATTACGACAAACGCTTCCTCATGCGAGCTGAAGCCGAATTCGTATTTAAGCAACTAGGTAGGATCGGTGTCGTTCCTGCAAACGAAGGTAAAACTGTCGTTTGGAATAGATACACGAACCCTAGTGCAAAAACCGCACTGACAGAAGGTACTGACCCAACCCCTAGCGGACTATCCGCTACTTTAGTAAGTGCTACCGTTTCCCAATACGGAAACTTTGAGCAAATCACTGACTATTTGAGCTTAACCTCAATAGACAACAGTGTAGCCTCAGCAGTTGATTTATTGGCTTACGAAGCCGCACTCTCCATTGACTCTGCTATTTTGGCAGTAGTTGATGGTGGAACCAGCATCATTTATGCGTCAGGTGTTGCTAATAGAACCTCTATTAGTGCAACTGATATCATGCAAGTTGCTGATGTTCGTAAAACTGTGCGTGAGCTAAAGAGCAATAACGCTAAACCCCAGAAGAAATCTGGAACCTTTATGGCTGTAATCCACCCCGATGTGGAATATGACCTACAAGGTGACAGCAACTGGACAAATGCTCATCTTTATACCGATTCCGGTCTTAAAGGTGGTATTTATAATGGCGAGGTCGGTAAACTTTACGGTGTTCGTTTCTTAACGACCACTCAAGCTCCAATTCTGATTAACTCAGGTTCTTCAGACGGAGTTGAAGTCTATCAATCTATGTTCTTCGGTGAAGAAGCATTTGGAGTTTCCGAACTTCAAAGCCTGACCACTTATGTGGACAGCCCTTCACCCCGAAGCGCATTACGCTTATACAGTGATGTCGGCTGGAAAGCTGGCTTCTGTGCAAAGATTCTCAATGAGAATTTCATGTACACTGTAGAATCCGCAGCAACTCAATAAGTTGTAGCAATTTCCAATTAGGCTCCTTCGGGAGCCTTTTTGGTTTGTGCTATAATGTGGTTATATAAGAAAAAAGGAGCAGTCTTATGATTATCCCCACAAACGAAAACGTGTTGGTCAAAGCTATTAAAAGAGAGAAGATTAAAACTGATTCTGGTATCTATCTTTCAGGAGGAACAAGCCAGCAAGAAGAATCCTTGCGTTATGGGGAGATCTTTCATCCAGGTGATACTGAATACTCTAAAGAAGATAAGATTTTCTATTCAGCCTACAGTGCTGTGTGGGTAAATGATGATGACGGTACAGAGTATCAATTACTAAGCCATCACGACATAATGGCAAAAGATGAACCTAAATAAGTTGGAACGCCTGCTAAAACAAACAAACCCTCGTTATAGAATTAGACAGCGTGGGTTTAATCATGTCGCTGGAATCTTCCTTGGAAATGAGTTTATGCTCACTGTCACTAAGGGACACATCCCCCTCAATTCATATAGAATGGTAGCTCAAACAAATGACAGGCTTAAAGAGAGAATCATTAAGCGTGGTCGTGCTGATGCTTTAAGAATCCTCAATCGTCGTCGTAAGTTAGGAAGAAAAGAGTCTATAAAGATTAAATGGGGGAAGAATGCCAAAGATTAGCTGTATTATATCAACCTATAACAGAGCAGATCATTTTTTGCCAAAGGCAATAGACTCAGTTTTGTCTCAGACGTTTAGCGACTGGGAATTGGTCATTGTAGACGACTCAAGCACAGACAATACCAAAAAAGTAGTAAACTCCTATCAAGACGACCGCATTAAATACCTCAAAACCGGCTCCAATTCTGGAAGTGATACTAAGCCTAAGAACATTGGTACT